GCAGAGAAGAAGTTTATGTTATGTGAATATACTCTTGAAAGCAGAAACGAAGCTGCTTCAGGTGGTATTTTTGACGTAACTACTGCGTAATCAATATAAATAAGTGGGGGGAACTTTCCCCCCATTTTAATCAATCAACAATTTGTTTGGTCTTTGAAGTCTTTCAAGGCGGAACGAAGCAAATAAAAAGGAAAAAAAAATGAGAACATTAAACGATTATTTTATAACTGCATCTTTAGATGACGCATCTACAGCAAGTTCAACTTTTGTAGCTGTACCTGATAAAGGTAAAATTATAAAAATTATAATGGTTCAAGACGGAGCTGTTGCAACGGCAGATGCTGTATTTACTTTTCATACAAGTGAATCACCATCAACTGTAGTAACTGGCTCAGGGATCACTATTACTCATGGAAGTGATGCAATAGGCGATGTCAGTACATCTGAACCTACAGCTTTAAACAATGTAAATGATGGCGATTTTATCAAAATCACTACTAACGGAGCATCGACTGGTACTTGTAAGTGTAATTTCACTTTCGTTATCAGAAGATAATAAAATTATGGGGGAATTTTCCTAGCGGAACTTTCCCCAATAACCAAAAATTAAAAGGAAAAAAAATGTCATATAATTACGGATTAAGATTAGGTGCTACACAAAAATTAACTACAAATAACGCATCAGCACCTTCAAGTGCTTTTGGTGTGGGTACAGAGTATATAAGAATAGTGGGCGATGCTAATTTTCATTTTGTCATAGATGGTTCACCAACAGCTTCAGCTACAAGTGCTTTTATGCCAGGCGATGAAGTAGAAATTTTAAAAGTTTCTCCTGGTCAAAAGATAGCTGTGTTTCATGGATCGGCTACAAATGTTTATGTCTCTGAAATGAGTGGCTAGTGGCCAAAAAGAAAAAAGGTTTATACGGAGTAGATAATTACGTTAAGTCTAAACCTAGAAAAAGGCCAGGTCGTCATGCGAAAAGTCATAGCAAAAGAAAACCTAAAAGAAAAAAAAGATATAGAGGACAAGGTAGATGAAAAAAGTATCACAAGATAACGATGGATTAATTTCAACAAGTTACCATAGCGATGAATTAGGTAAAGAAATTGTTATCGGTAGAAGTGTAAACCATCAATCTATACTAGATCATAACAAAAAACTTTATAACCTAAATGATGGTTATAATAAAAAAAGAGATTTAAAAAGAGTAGCTTCTATTCCTATTATTGTTTTAGAAGTTTGGGCTAAAGAATATAACGGAACTAGCAATTGGTTTGCTTTACCTAAAGAAATTCAAAAATCTATAATGAAAAAAAAATTAAATAGTAATGAGTTTCAGCTATTTAAAACAGCACATGGAAATATATAATGGCATTAAATACATATACAGGACTAAAATCATCAATAGCAAATTGGCTTAATAGATCAGATTTAACAACAGAAATTTCAGAAGATTTTGTAACTTTAGCGGAAGCAGATTTTAATTCAAAATTAAGAATTAGAGAAATGATTAATGCTGCTAATTTAACTGTTAATGCAGAAACAGTAGCTTTACCGGCTGGGTTTTTACAAGTTAGAGATTTATATATTATACAAAGTAATACTAAATATCCTTTAAGATATGTAACACCAGTTCAAATGGATCAAATGACTGGTACATCAACATCAGGATTACCAAATGTTTATACTATTTTAGGAAGTAATTTAAGGTTTTCACCAAAACCTGATCAAAGCTACACAGCAGTTTTAAATTTTTATAAAACATTTGATCCTTTAACAACTTCAAATACAACAAATTTTATTTTAACAAACCATCCAGCTATCTATTTATATGGATCGTTATTTCATGCTGCTAATTTTTTAGGTGGTATTAACCCACAACAATCTCAAGCTTGGCAAGGTATGTATGCAACAGCTTTAGAAAGACTAGAAATTAACGATAGAGAAGATCAATTTAGTGGATCACCTTTACAAATTAGAAGTGAAGATACAGTTGCAAGTCCATTTAATAGTAATCAAAATAGAATAGCTACAAACACATAGGAGTATAATGCAATTACCTTTTGGAGAGTGGCTACCTGATCAACCTGAACATTTGAATTCAGGTGCTAATGTTGCAAACAATGTTTACTATGCAGCTAAAAGTTATAAACCTTTTCCATCTTTAGTTCCTTATAGTAGTAACACAACAGTTACAGATGCTAGAGGAGCTGGATCGTTTAGAGATAGTTCTTCAAATGTATTTAATTTTGTAGGAACTAATACAGATATTTTTCAATTAGCATCAGGTTCTTTTACCTCTAAACAAAGTGGTTTAAATGGAACTAATACTGATTATATGACCTTTACACAATTTGGCGATCATATAATTGCAAGTAATGGTGTTGATGCACCTAAATATTGGTTAATGGGAACTTCAAGTTCTTTTGCAAGTTTAAGTTCAATAGCAGCAGATGGTACACCACCTGTATTTAGAGTAAGTGGTGTTATAAGAGATTTTTTAGTTACAGGTAACCAAGCTAATAATACAAACAGAGTACAATGGTCAGGTTTAAACGATATAACAACTTGGACTCCTGGAAGTAAAAGTGCTGACTTACAAGATTTACCTGGAAGTGGTGGGCAGATAGTTCACATTACAAGTGGTGAGGTAGGTTATGTATTTAGACAAAACCAAATTATTAGACTTGACTTTGTTGGTGGCTCAACAATATTTAGATTTTCAGTAATTAGTCCAAACAGAGGGGCTGTATATGGCAAGACAGTTTGCCAAGATGATAGAAGAGTTTTCTTTTTAGCTGACGATGGTTTTTTTGAAATTAATGGTGATAATGTAAGAGCTATTGGTGCAGAAAAAGTAAATAGATTTTTTGAAAATGATGTTAATAAAGCATTTATGGATCGAATATGTGCAGCAGTTGATCCATTTAATACTTTAGCGGTTTGGTTATATCCATCTAAAGATGACGCAACTAATACATCAGGTATTTGCGATAAGCTTTTAATTTATAATTACATAACTGAAAAGTGGAGTACTTCAGTTGCTAATGCAAGTATGGTTTTTTCTCAATTTGTAGGTCAATACACAGTTGAGCTAATGGATTTAATATCGCAAAATTTAGATAATATTAATATTTCATTAGATACTAATTTTTGGAACGGTGGCCAATTATTTTTAGGAGGTATAGATAATAATTTTAAATCAGCAATTTTTTCAGGGACAGGAAATGTAGCTGAAATAGAAACTGGTGAAGTAGAATTATTTCCAGGCCTTATAACAAATGTAACAGGCATTAGACCAATTGTTGATGCTACTGCAAGTGTAATATTAAAAACAAGGAATAGAGTTGCAGATACACCAACATCATCATTAACAAGCTCAATGGATTCAACAGGATTTAATGCTGTAAGACAAAGCGGAAGATATGTTAGAGCTAATGTTACTATACCAGCAAATTCAGTTTGGAATCATGCACAAGGAGTAGATTTTACAGCAACATCAGGTGGAGCTAGATAATGGCAGATAAGGATATGGATAATGTTCGTTATTCTTTTGAAGCTCAAGAGTTTTTTCAAAGACAAATTGAGGAAGCTATTAATACATTAATTAACAAGAACAATACTGAAAGCGACAAAGCTTTTAGTTGGTTTATGAACTAGGAAAATATGTCAGGAATAAAAGATTATTCAACAACCAATTTAAGTAACACAACATTAAACGGAATAAGTGTAGCAGAGGGTATGCTGCCATCAAATCTTAATAATGCCATTAGAGCTTTAATGGTAAATACAAGAGAGTGGTATAACGATGCACAATGGGTTCAGTATGGTGATGGTGATGGAACTTACACACCAGCTTTTGCTGCAACAGGCCAATTTACAATTACAGCAACTGGTTTAGATTTAACACCATATTATCATGCTAATAGAAGAGTTAGAGCAACAGGAAGTTCAACTGGCGATATAGTTGGTACAATAACTTCATCTGCTTATTCTAATAATGTAACAACAGTTAATGTTACTTGGGATGGTGGTGCTGCATTATCTAATGAAACTTTACAAATTTATTTAGCTATTTTAACAGCTACAAAAAATTCAATACCATTAGGTGTTGTTGGCTCAACTAATATTGCAGATGGTTCAGTAACAACTGCCAAGTTAGCAGATGATTCAGTAACCAATGCAAAGATTGCAGACAATGCAGTTCAAGCATCACAAATAAATGCTAATGCAGTAACCGAAGCAAAAATTAATACTGGAGCTGTTACTAATTCTAAACTAGGAGCAGATAGTGTTAATGGATCTAAAATAGCAGATGATAGTATTAATTCAGAGCATTATGTAGATGGATCAATTGATACAGCTCATATTGCAGACGACCAAGTTACAATTGCAAAAATAGCAGACGCAGCTATTGTTGTAGCTTCAGAACAAGCATCTCACACACCTAATGATAATACTTTTTATACAACATCAGCTTCAGATACTAGATTTTTAAACAAAGATACTTCAGAGTTAATTAACTCAGGACAATCTTGGTCAGCTTCAGATAATTTTATTGCTACAACAGCAGCTATTGATGCAAGAGTAATTGATCTTGTAGATGATGTAGGTGGTTTTGTTCCAATAGCAAATGAAACAAGTTTTCCAAATGTAAATCCTGATGTTAATAATGGTGTAGGAACTATTGTTAGTGTTGAGGCTCTTTCACAAACTTTTACAGCAAGTGGATCAGGTGTTGTATCAGTACCTAATGGAACAGTTGGTAATTCTACAGTAACCTTAAATGGTTGTGGAGCTAATGCTTCTTTGCCATCAGGTTTTGGTATTTTAGTT